CCCTTTGGGGAAGCGGATCTAGTCAATGGTGGATATATCAGCAACAAGGGCGGGGCTAACGTCGCGTACTCACGCAAAAACTGGCTGCCTCGCTGGCTTATTGAGGGTAACGACACAGGGTGGTTTTTACGTATCAGACCTAAGTAAAGGTAAAAACCGTCCTTTTGAGTCGTGTTTCATACCCGGCTTTACGTAGGAGTTTGTTCTACGTGGAAGCCACTGCAAATTTATAGCTCTATTATCTTTCTTATCACCGTTTATATGATCTATGTTCCAGCACTCACTAGAAGTACCGTACTTACCTGGACAAAGCGGTAAAAAGGCGGCAGCCACTAGCAAGTGGATACGGGCGCACCTTCTATACTTACCTAAGTGAACGTGCAGATATGGAGATCCACATGGTACCAATACTCTGCCGGGTAACACATAACTCATATCGGTACCTGCGGAATGTTTTTGCGTTATCAGTCGTGTTTTACTTCTCACTCTCCCTAAATCACTGACTTCGTAAAGATTTTCGAGCCCTGCAACGGGGCGCCATTCCTCTAGTGTGTTAGGCATCGGCCTGGTACCTCAGGTTGGTCAGAGTCAGGGGCTGCAACCCGCTGACTCCCCCAATTCTACGGGGAAGGTCAATGCGCCCCATCGAACACACCCCCGAGTCCAGCTTCCACAAGGCAGCCACAGACCAGTGGCTAGTCAGCCTGTTCAACAAACAGGACTATCGCGCCCTCCTTGAAGCCGCCCTTGTCCTGAACACTCTCCACCAGCTGGAACGCACAAAATCGGCCTGGGCTATCCGCGAAGCCGCAGACAACCTGGCCGATCATTTTGGTATGGACCGCGATTCCGCCTAGTTAATGTTGTACTTCTGGTACAACCCCGTGTAGCTGCTATGCAACGGATGGTCCTTTTTGTCCCGTCCGTCCCAGAAGTACAGTTTTTCGAGAAGATCAGCGCGATTCTGGTCGACGATGACTTGACCCCAGCATTGGCGTGCCCAGTCAGCGATTGGTTGACTCACCTTTTTTCTCCACGAGTTTGAGACGACGCCGGGCAGCTTCACGCGGCCCATTTTTGGCACGAGCCAGCTTAGGTTTTTTGGCTGCCGTTGCCGGCACCTCAACCTTGCAGTTCGGATAACGATTCTGCGCAAACTCAATCGCCTGCTGGAGCGACTCAGCCCGCACGAGATCCCGCATCGCCCCCTGCCCAGGCAACCAGATCTTCAGCTCAAACAACCGAGCTTTCTCTGAGCTGGTACGAGAGCGACCTTCACCGAGCCTGAGTTCGGGGTCTTGCTGTTCCTGGAACGACACTATTTCCATGACCGGGGGTAGGTGGGTTCATCAACGCTATGCACAGCAACAGGACTGTTAGTGCACTCAGCAACAACTCGCGCCGCAGCGACAGCCCGCTCGTATGTGACCCACGAGGATGCATCCTCCTTGGCGCCGGTGAGACCGATTCCTTTACCAGGGCCGTAAACCGCCGTAACCCAGCGATCCTCGACCATGACGACATAGCGCGTCATTGCTCTCAAGTGACTACTGTGTAAGCTTAAAGGCTGCCCGCTGCAACTGTCGGTATATCACAAAACACAACTGAGTCTCATGCGTCAGTTTCTGACACTTTGCCCTCTTGCTTGGAGCGCATCCGCCCCTCCACTCGCCGCTTCACCGAATCTTTCCACGCCGCCTCATCCGCCTCCTGCGCACTCTTGTACTCGGACGACCTCAAAGCCAAACCTGCGTACACCAGCTCCCGCAAGTACGCCGTAACCTTCTTGCCTTCCTGGGACGCAAGATTCTCCGCCAATTTGTAGCGATTGGGGTCAATCAGCAGCTGGCAATAATATTTATTTCCGTGATTTAGCGGCATTTGTAAAAACAACTCCGGGTTGTGCTGTACTTCAGTAGTCTACACTGTATCACCTTGGAGCGGGCACAGACGCTGCCGAGCTTTTTCGTAAGCCTCAGCAGCTTGCTCAACTGTGTCGTAAGTGCCGACGTACACGCTTTTTCCATGGTCCGTGTACGAGACTCGCCAGCGACCGTTCATGGCAATGACGCCCCGGTAACCGCTTTTAGCCGTAACAGCTTTGTTACGGCCATTCCACGATTTACCGCCATCTACCAAGTTTTCCGGACGGTCGTTAAGGCTGTCCTGGTCAAGATGATCGATAGCGTTGGAAGCCGGGTCCACTCCATAGACCATCTTCCAAACGAGCCTATACCTGTAAAAATGCCCCGGACCATAACCCGGCACTTTTATTACGCACCGCTTATGGCCTGAAGTCAGCTCCATAATCGCGCCCGCCTCATCACCAATGCGAATTTTTGAGCCGGACCTTTCTTTCCAGTAAAGCTTTCCGGTCGAGCGGTCCAGCTCAAACCAGCGGTTCAATACCTCCAGCGGAGGCAGCGGTTTACACTTAGGCATCGCCTGGGGCAACAGGTGGTCAAGGGCTGGGCGTTGACGCGCCGCAGCCCTAAAAATTTACCACCGCACGTCGTCATCAACCCGCTTGCGCCACGCATTGGCCTGCGCCACCCGCGCCCCACCCCTCTGCTTGGAACATCCCTTACGCACATCCCGCGCCCACTCCAAAAACGCCGCAGCCCGCTGCAAATCCGCCGTCTTCGCCCCACGAATCTCCCGCATCAACCATTCCATTACCAGCTCTCTTCCCGTGCGGGCGCGACTCATGCGACACAATCTGAGACTCGCATCACCGACTGCGGGCGATGCTCAGGACAAAGCTCCAGTGCCTTCATCCGTGCGGTAAAAGCATCTGGAGCAACAATGAAAAGATCGTGAGTACCGCCGTGACGCGCGTGCATCCGGACGCGGTACTCAAAATCCTCCTGGATCACTTGGCCTCTTGCCAGCTATCCCCGACCTTAGCTTCAGCAAGTGGCGGAATTTCGCCCAACCAACGAGCTTCAGCTTCCTCCATCACGGTTTGCAGCTGGAGCGCCCAGGTGTCTGCATGTTCTTCTCTGACGAGCAGGATGATTTCGTCATGCACCACGCCGGCCAAACGCACCACGTCCTCCCCGTCGGCGTGGAGCAGCGGCCACAGTTTGCCAAGCGTAAGTTTGAGGACTGCAGCACCTGCCCCTTGGATTGGAGTGTTGCAGCGCGTGGTGAGCTTGTTGTGCTCACCCGGTAGAAACCGCCGCAGGCCCGAGATGCGTATGCGGATAGATGGATTGTCCTTAGCCGCATCAGCAGCTGCAGCATTCTTACGCTGCCATGCGGAGATGCCTTTATATGCAGCATGGAACTTTTGCCGCACCTCCGCCGCCTCATCAAGATCCATCTGGATTCCGGTCGATGCCGCATAATTCCTAAGCCCTTTTGCGCCACTTCCGTATAACAATCCGAAGTTTGCCGACTTTGCGATTTGCCGCTGTTCCTTCTTAACCTCATCCTCCGCAACCCCATAAATCTGCGTCGCCGTCATCGTATGGAGATCCTTCCCTTGCTGGAACACCTCCGTCATTAAAGGATCCTGTGCTTCTGCCGCCGCAAGCCTCAACTCCATCTGCCCGTAGTCCGCAACAACCAGCTTCCAGCCAGCTGGAGCTTGCACCGCAGCTCTAAAACGCGAATCCCTCGGTACCTGCTGCAGGTTTGGCGAAATACACGACATGCGCCCCGTATCAGCCCCAAGCTGCATATAGCTGGCACGAATAAACCCATCCTCCGAATAGTTTTTAAGCAACGTTTCCGCCATCTGTCTACGCTTTTCTACTTTCTTCCACCGCAAGTAATCCGCCACAACTTTGTGATCACCCACATATTCCTGTAGCGCAGAACGACTGGCACTCGGCTTACCGTTCTTCATATCCATCGGCGGCTCACCAAGCAACGCAGTGAACTTTTTAAGCAACTGCGCAGGACTATTGAGGTTGAAGACGTTAGGGTCTACTTTCTTACCTTTCGGTCCAGGCTTTGTCTGGTACAACAACTTCCCATCAAGCCCGCGACACAGCTTGTGTCCTTCCGGCAACGCAGCATCAAAATCTTCAATGAACGTCTCACCTACCTCGTGGTGCTCAATATCCAAATCCTCGATAAGTTTAATAAGCGATTCCTTATTAAAGGGAAGCCCGGTTCTCCATAATTGCGCCATTGCTGGAAGTGCCTTGCACTCCAGCTCCCACGCTGGCATCAGCGCACCAGTCGCCATCCGCTTGGTTATCTGCTCCCACAGCTGGGTCAACACCACCACATCCTTGGCCGCATACTCGATTTGCTCCACGCGCAAGTCACCCGACCAGTCGCTCTTTTGCTCTTCCTTTGAAATGTCCTGCCCAAGGTAGCGATGCACAACGTGCTGGAGCCCGTGCTTCAAATTCGGCAGCCCATTCGTCAGGATCCGGCTAGCCAGCATTGAGCAAAAAATCTTTCCTTCTGGATAAATTTCATGCTCCTGGAGCCAGCCAAGATCAAAAACAGCATTGTGCGCCAGCCACTTCCGTGGAACACAGCAAAACTCTTCCAGAGTGATCCAGTCCTCATCGCTGAAGCTCCAGCAATCCAGCACAACTGGAGGCTTACCGAAGGTTGCCAACTGCAAAAGGCGAAGACCACCGAACTTCGGCTGAAGCCCAGTGGTCTCAACGTCAAACGCAACAAATGAAGCACCATCGAGCGTGTTGAGATGCTCAATGCCTTGAAGGATAGTCATGCCTGGTGGGGCGTGTACCCTACTACTCTAGCATGTCCTCCACTTCCCGCGCCGAGCACAGCACTGCTGCCGCGAGTGTCCCACCCTCAGGAAACCCAAGCAGGCACCGCGCCTTCCAATGAATGCAGTTCCTGCACGGACCACCATCCGCCTGAGGCTTGTACCCCCGCCGCACCCGCTCCATCCGCTCCTCCTCCCGCCCAGCGGGACTGGTGCGATAACACTTCATACAGAGAACCGGGTTAGTCGTCTGCGTACCACAGCCCTGGCACGGCCTGCTGTTGATCGAAATAGCCATCACGAAAAATGAACACGTAAAAATCCAGGTAAACGCCGAAGAAGATGCCTACGAGAGTGCATTGCAGCTCCCTGCGGCAGCTCTACCTCAACAGTAAAAACAGAGTACCCGCAATTAAAACATTTCCTTTTGCGGAGTATCGATTCAGCGGTGTCGTGGCAAGTGCGTTCCACATCAATCCGCTCGTGATCACAATTAGCGCACCGCATCAGTCAACCCAGCTCCAAGCGATCCTTTTACAAATACGCCAAGCGTGCTTTGGATCAACATCAAACTCATCC